TAAATAAATACACGCTAAAAAATGACAAAAGAACTGTTTGAATATATCGAATTAATTGTTTATGAAAATATCAAATGTGAGAAATATTATTATCTTTATGAACGGATATGCAACAATTGATGAAATTAGAAGAATACTGTAAAGTTAGGAATATCAAAGCTACTTTTGTAGATGGTATTTTGATCGACCCTTTGCCAGTAGTAAAGTCAAATTATAGAGTTAGGAAAGAACCTTACTTTATTGATTTGGCGGTTAAAAGGTACGGTTGTTCAACGGTTGTAGATGCAATGTTTAATAAACAAATGACACTTATTTTATGAGCAAAAAAAAATATATAGAAACTCCTGAATTATTATATGAATTATTTGATAAATATAAAAGTAAAATCCACGAAAATCCACGTTATCAATATCAATTAGATAAAACAGGTAAAATAGTTCCAGTTCCTTTGAGAGTACCTTTAACAATGGAAGGTTTTAATGTGTTTTGTTATAATGAGATAGGTTTTGTAGAACAATATTTTGAGAATAGAGATAGTAGATATTCAGAATATGTTGGTATCTGTTCACATATAAAGAAAGAAATACGTCAAGATCAGATTGAAGGTGGTATGGTTGGACAATATAATGCTTCAATTACACAGCGTTTAAATAACTTAATAGATAAGCAACAACACGAGGTTAAAATGGAACAACCTTTGTTTCCTGATATTGATTAAAAAGAACTATAGCGTTTTATTGCATATGTACCGTTTATTTATTATCTTTATATATGGAAAAAAAATATTACGTATATGCTCATTTAAACCCTATAACTTCAGAAATTTTTTATATAGGAATAGGTAAAAATGATAGAGTTTTAGACGGTGGGTCTAAAAGAAACAAGTCTTGGAAAGATTATGTTTATAGAAATAAAGGATTTACTTTTAAATTTTTACATAATAATCTAACAAAAGAAGAAAGTTTAATTTTAGAAAGAAAATATATAAGAGAAATAGGTTTAGAAAATTTAACTAATATTGTAGGTGAAGAAGGCAATAGTACAGCATTTAAAAAAGGACAAATACCTTGGAATAAAGGTTTAACAAATTGTCAAAACTTTGCTACTAAAAAAGTTGAATATGATAATGTAATTTATAATTCAATAAATGATTGTATAAAATCTTTAGGAATAGGTAAAACTACTTTTTATAGATATGTTAAAAAAAATAAAGTAAAATATGTTTATAAGGACTACAGTAATCAATAAGATATCTAAACTAGATAAATTTATAAAAGGCGTGCAGGGTGGCACGTCTGCCTTTTAGTCCCCTTTTAGCAATAAGAGGGGACGAAATAAGTAGGTAAGACATTTGGTATCCTGCCTTTGCTTATTAATAAAGCAAGTAAAAAACCATTATTAGAGATATCAGTAGTTGCTGAAAGTATACCTCACTTAAAAAGGGGAGCAATGAAAGATTTTAAAAAGATAATGGTCCAAACTAATAGATGGTTTGATGAACGGTGGAATGCTACAGATTTTAAATATACGTTTGCAAATGGTAGTATAATCGAATTTTTTAGTGCCGACAATGATGCAAAATTAAGAGGTGCAAGACGTGATGGTCTTTACATGAATGAGTGCAATAATATGACATTTCATGCCTATACTGAACTAGCTTCAAGAACTAAAGAATTTGTTTATTTAGATTGGAATCCGACTAGTGAATTTTGGTTTCACAAAGAATTAATGAATGATAGTGATGTCGACTTCTTAATAGTTAACTACCTAGATAATGAAGCGTGTCCTGAAAGTGCTTTAAACTTTATTTTAAAAGCTAAAGAAAAATCAAAAACCTCAAAGTTTTGGTCAAATTGGTACAATGTTTATGGCTTAGGGCAAATTGGTAATTTAGAGGGTGTAATTTTTTCAGATTGGAAACAATTGGATAAAATACCTTCAGATGCTAAACTTGTAGGTCGTGGAATGGATTTTGGTTATACTAACGACCCTACGACAATTACTGATATTTATCAATGGAATAACGAATATATCTTTGATGAACGAATATATCGAACTGGTTTAACTAATCCCGAAATATGGAGGGAGTTTAAGTCTTTAAACATTGATAATTCTATTTATACGGTTGCGGATTCAGCAGAACCAAAATCAATACAAGAACTATCTAGTTTGGGTATGAAAATAATAGGTGCAACAAAAGGAGCTGATAGCATTATGTACGGTATTCAAAGAATGCAAGAGAATAACTTTTATGTAACCTCAAATAGCTTGAACATAATCAAAGAATTACGAGCTTATACGTGGGCGGTTGACAGGGAAGGTAACAAGCTGAATAAACCGATTGATAATTTTAACCACGCAATTGACGGTATTCGTTATTTCTTTACATCAAAACCAAAAGCAAAAGCACCTCGAAGCCGTTTATTATGATAAAATTTAACACACAAATAAAGGATTTCAATTTACCCACTAGCTGGAATGATATATTATTCAAAGATTATTTGAAACTACAAAGTTCAAATGAATTAGAAGCTTTACAGATATTGACAGGTTTAAATGAAATAGAGTTACAATTAATTGACATTGAAGAAATAGTACCTTATATTGAGTTCTTACAATCAGATATTAGTCAAATAGAACCTTTGAATTTTATTAATGATACGATATTACCAACTGATATAGGTGAATGTACATTTGAATATAAAATACTCGCTTGTAGGTCAATTGATAATATATCTAAGGTTATTAGTATTTATTCTAAATTAGATGAGATTGAGATATTAAATGCTAATTGTGAAAGTGTTTTTTCAGCTTATAATTATTTGATCTTGCAATTAAAATCTATTATTGAACGAGATAATGGAAGGTTAAAATCGGATATAACGGTAGAACAAAAACAAGCTGGTATTGATATGTTTAATGAACTAGGCGATTTCAATACAATTGATATGATAGCAGAAAAATATGGGTATTCACATTCTGAGGTTGAGCAACTATCTTATAATTTAATCTTTTTAATACTACTAAAATCGAATATAAGTAGTAAATTTGAAAGTAATTACACAAAACTTATGAGAAATGACAATTAAACAATTAATAAGCTCACACGTAGCGTTAATGACATCTAATAGTGAAACCTATACTTTCTTACATTCAGAAACACAGTTTCAAAATTTAATGGCTGATGAACAACTTTTACCTTGTGTTTATTTAGATATGCCAATGAAATATACTCCGACTATTGCAATTACTGGAGCGTTCCAAAAGACTTATATTTGTGTGGCTTTGTTTCTATTCAAGTCTGAACTAGACGATAACGATACACAACAAGAAGCTACATTTGTAAAGGCGGAAAATGCTCAACGTGAATTTCAAATATTGTTAGAAAACGATGTAGATAATGTACGTGATTTAAAGGTTGAAACTTGTGTTCAGGTGCAAAACTTATTTGATACAAATATGAGTGGTGTAATGATGCCGTTTAGCTTAAGAATGATAAATTCAGATGGAGTATGTTAAAAGAAAAAAAATATCTTTGGATAATATCAATAGTTAGTTGGTTAATAATTGGTTTAATTTTGTATTATGCCAACAAATAAAGAAATATTCGATCAATTTACGAATACAATTATACCCGAATTAAAAAAGGTTAGTGGTAGTTTAGGATCTACAATGTATGCAGAAAATACTGAGAATAGTATGACCATTTATGCTAGTCCTTTTATTTCGGTTCTATGGAATGGAAGAAAACCTACCTCAATGGGCGCGAAAACTGGCAGTCCAACTTTACAACAAGCTATTCTAAGTTGGATAAAGAAAAAAGGTATTTCAGGCAAAGCAAATAAAGACGGTAATGTACCTACTGAGGAGCAATTGAGTTGGGGTATTTCTAAGTCTATTCACTTAAATGGAACTAAGTTATACCAACAAGGTGGTAAACAAAACATTTTTGAACCGATTTTGACTAGAAACAGAATAGATAATTTGTTAAATTTGATAGGACAAAGGTACTATGTTCAAATAACTAATATAATAGTCAAATAAATGGGTATATCAATAAGCAAACGTCCTATTCAATTGGTAAATGGTCAACAATCTAAATGGATGCCAGTTCACCAACCTATAGTGTTTGATGTTCAAAGAGTTGACTCAGTAGTTAGCAATATTAAGTATATATTTTCGGGCGGTGTACCCGTTCAATTGCAGTTAAGTACAACTACTAATTTAAATATTTTAAAGGTAAAAGCAGGACAAAAAATACAAGTTTTTAATGGAGTAAATTCAAAAACATTTGATATTATTTCAACTACGGCAAACGATATATTTATAAAATATGACAATTTACCAACGTTTGGAAGTTCTATCATTTTTCTAGGAATTAGTCATTATATTGAAACGGCGGTTTATTATCTAGATGCTAGTCAAGTGCCGAAATTAATCGGTAATATAAAAAATAAAACGAATACTGAAGGAATTGCTCAAGTATC